ATGATAAAAAAACAAGAGACTAAAACTCTTGTTACCAAACCTAATAACAATAGTGCTAACTGTATTGCACCTAATGTAATTTACGGCTGCTTTGGCGGTTGTGTAAATACTTACTGTTATATGTCTAGGTATAATGGTGACAGAGTATTTGTAAATCAAAACGTAGATGCAATTTTTAATTCTGTAGTTGAGTGGGAAAAAGACTATGTTAAAGTCCCTGATCAACAAGATCCTGTTTATACTATGGTAGACATAGCTTGTAACAGTGATCTAGTCTTAATGCAAAAGCACATGCCAGAGCCTCTAATAGATTATCTTAAAAGATATGATGATCACCCTAGATTAAATAGTACAATGGCTACAAAGTATCCTGGATTACTTAAACTAGATGTAAATCATTTCAATAAGAGACCTAGAGTTAGAGTTAGTGTTATGCCTCAGATATATGCTGATGTATTAGAACCTAATATGCAAAAAGTGCATAGTCGTATTGAAGACATAAACAGATTAAAATTACTAGGTTGGGAAGTTCATATTAATTACAGTCCTTTAATTTATGTAAAAGGTTGGAGTAAGGAATATGATAACTTATTCAAAACAGTAAAAGATATTGCAGGGGAAAACAAATGTGAAGTTATAGCTTTAACTAATCATAAACTACAGATGGCTAGATCATCTGCTAAAGCTCAAGAGTTAATGAAATACAGCTCTGAGATTAAAAACAATCAAGGTATAATGAGATATCCATTGAGTCATAAGAACCCATTGATAAATAAGTTTAAAGAAATTTACTCACAGTATTTTGATTTGTCTACAATTAGATACATATTTTAAATTAATCTAACTATGTTAACTATACTAAAATGTAAAGGAGGCGATTGTCCTCTTAAAGGCAAGTGCTATAGATATCTTTCCCCCTTTGATGATTTGTATTTTGAATCTATTCCTTGGGATGGTACAGATTGCAAACAGTTTTGGGAAGTAGGAGATTTAACTATATGGCAAGATTTAATTAAAAATATGATCAAATCTGATTTTGATAATAATAACTCTAACAATGAAAAAACTAATTAAAACATTAAAAAGAATTATGCAACTACTTAAACTACCATTTTACATAGGAGACGAAGACTATGCAAAGTACCAAAAGAATTACACACCTAACTTTTCTAACAACCCAGATAGCTTAGAAGAATATTTTGAAACTTTAGAACGTACTAATACTGAATTCAAGGTAATAGGTAAAGCTTTTATCTGGAAAAGTAGTCCTGAAGGCTATGAGTATTGGAGAAAAGTTAATCAACGTTTATGGCGTTCTATCCAACTTAACAATGCTAAAGAGAGATTGAATGAAAAAATCACTGATTTACTACAGGAAAAAGCTGAAGCTTTAGAGAGAAAGAAAGAAATTGAGAAAGAGTATAGAGAAGCTAAAAAAGTTTACGATAAACTTGATAGAGAATTACTTATAGTAAAAAATCAAGTAGAGAAAGTAAACTACACTATTACTGTACTGGATAAAAACATTGCTAAAGTTCAGAAAGAAATAGAAAAGAATATTAAAGACTTTGAAAAACTCGATGAAGATGAAGATGACTTTTAATTCCGAATTTAAATTTACTTACGAAACTGTAGCAGACTTTGATAGGGATAGAGCTTCTGGCTTCATCCCTAATGCTACTATAGTTAGGGTAAATTTAGTAAATAGAGATGGTTTAATAATAGATCGTCCTATTCACACAAAAGAAGAGTATTTGCAAGAAATTGAAAACATTAACCAAAATGATTACATAGTAGAGGCAAGTGCTTACACTAGTAATTATTATTTTGACATTAATGATTATGACTAATTTAAGAGATGAATTACAAAACGAAGCACTGATAGAGGCTTCTAGATTTCTTAGAGCAGGTTTAAACTTATCAGTTGGTTTCGGTAAAACAAAAGTAGGATTAATGTATTTAAACAAGTTTAGAGGTAAAACTTTAATAGTAGTCCCTAAGCTTGACATTATTAAATCTTGGCAAGATGACGCAGTTAAGTTTGGATATGAAGATGTTATTGAAGATTGTACTTTTAGTACTTATCTTTCTTTAACTAAACATAATCCACAAGACTATAGTAATCTTGTTATGGATGAGGCTCATAATGCTAAATCATCTCACTTACCCTTCTTATCTAATTTTGAGGGAAGAATTCTAGGACTTACAGGTACACCACCTTCTTGGGCTACTAGTGAAAAAGGTCAAATAATGACAACATATTATCCAATAAGATACACATACACTACTGACGAAGCAGTAGATGATGATATCTTGAACGATTATAATATTAGAGTTCATTATATTCCTTTATCGCAAAAGAACAATATAGAAGTAACTTATGCTAAAGGTAAGTTTAAGACAAGTGAGAGAAAGTCTTATGACTATTCTACTAAAAGAATTGATACAGCTAGCTTGAATCAAGTAAAGTTTGCACACATCAATCGTATTAACCAACTTAAAAGTTTTAAATCTAAAGAAAAATTTGTAAAACAATTGCTAAAGTACATCCCTGAAGACGAAAAAGTACTAATCTTCTGTAACACTATTGAGCAAGCAGAACGCTTGTGTGAGAACTCTCACCACTCTAAACAGAAAGATAGTCCCTTAGAAGCGTTTAAACAGGGCTCTATTACAAGATTATCTTGTATTGAGCAGTTAAGTGAAGGTATTAACATACCAAATCTGAAACATGCTATTATTCTTCACACTTATTCTGGAGGATCTCCTAAAGCTAAACAGAAGTTTGGCCGATTAATGCGTTTACCTACTACAGAAACTGCAAGTATTCATATACTTTGTTATAAAGATACTGTAGATGAAAAGTGGGTTAATGAGAATTTAAAAAACTTTAACCAAGACAAAATTAAAACCAAAACCTATTAAAATTAATCAATTATGGAAAAAACTAATCATTCAAAACAGACAATTGAGCTATTAAGAGAATTAGATGATTTAATTCAACGTGATTATGAAAAGGCTTTAGCTATGTTGGAAGAATTCAAGCAACAGAAATTTGAAGAAACCTTGGATAATCCACTGCAATTAACTATTTTTGATACACAAACTGCATAGTTATGGGTAAAATGAAAGACCTATACATGGAGTTAGTACAAGAAGAACGAATTAAAGAAGAAGTAAACAAAATGAACGCAGAAGAAATTTTAAATAAGATCTCTGAAGTAGATAGAGAGAAACTTACAGAGAATGCTGACATCAAAAGTAAAGAACTTATTGCTGATGCAGAGAAAATTGTAACTGATTACACAGGTAAAGAACCTATTAACTTTACAAAAGAAGACAGAAAGCTAGTTTCTAGTATTGGGCTATATTATTATAGCAAAATAGTACAAGAATTGCCTTTTGGAGATGAAAATCTACCTTCTTACTTCCATACCATTAAGGTATTTTGGGACAGAATTAAGGAAAATTTAGAAAACTACTGGGTTCAATTGTAAACATTATTAAAACTAAACTAACTATAGGAGGCTTAACGGCCTCCTTTTTATTTTAAAAAAAATGGAAAAGAAAAAAACATTTAAAGTCCTAGCTACTTTTTCTCAAGAAGCTAGTTTATTACTAGATACAGAAAATGTACAGGATTTACTAGATTCTGATGATTTAACACAAGGAGTACATTGGGATGTTAAAGAATTTGAAACTAAAGCTGAAGCTATTGCATACATAGATGGTATCAATGATGCAAATGGTTGGGCAGATCCTAATGCAGTTCTATTATGAGACACGAAGAAGAATTATCAATAGTCATTAAGACTATTATGTTAGAACAGCCCTTTTATGGGTTGTTTTTGTTAAATGTAAACAAAGAGTTTAATAAGAGAGTTCCTACAGCAGCAGTAACTATTGAGGGAATAAACTATAAACTAATTGTTAATCCAGATTTCTGGGATAGTTTGTCTAATAACCATAAGCAAGGTTTGATTCTACATGAAGCCAAGCATATTGTTTTTGGACACTTATTAATGAGAGATAGCTTTTCAAACCATAAGCTTGCTAACGTAGCTATGGATTGCGAGTTAAATCAATATATTAATAGCGAGCTATTACCGGATGGAGCTATACTACCTGAAACTCTAGAAGAGGAACTAGACATTATTCTAAGTGAAAAAGCAGGTACTCATTATTATTATAATGCTATTAATAAACAACTACAAGAACAACAAGGTCAGGGTAATCCTGATAAAGCTTGTAATGGTGGTATGGGTGGAGATGGTTTACCAGACACACTAGATGACCATAGTACTTGGGATGAGATGGCAGATAATATGTCTGAAGCAGAAAGAAAGCTTGTAGAGAAACAAGCAGAACACTTAATTAAACAAGCTGCTGAAGAAACTTTGAAATCTAGAGGTCATTTACCTGGAGGTGTTCAAGAGATTTATAACCGTATTACACAAGTAACAGAAGCTAAATTTAATTGGAAAGCTTACTTACGTCAATTTGTAAACGGTAGTATTAGATCTACTATGAAGTCTTCACGTAAAAAGATCAATAGACGATTGGAGAAACAAGATGTACCTGGTAAGAAATATCTTAGAAAGGTAAACATGCTTGTTGCAATAGATACTTCAGGTTCTGTAAGTTCTAACGAATTAAAAGAATTTATGAATGAGATACATCACATACATAAAAACGGAGCTGAAGTAACAATTATACAGTGTGATACAAGAATCAACTCTATTGATAAGTTTAATCCTAAAATGAATATAGAGATTAAAGGTAGAGGTGGAACTGAGTTTGACCCTGTTATAGACTACTACAATAAGAATAGGAGCCAATTTACTTGCCTTGTTTATTTTACTGACGGAGAATGTCATTGTGAAATAAAACCACAAGGTAAATTATTATGGGTACTATCTTCTGTTTCTAAAATTAACGAGTATCTTCCTGGTCCTCAAATTAAACTAAACTAAACAATTAACAACTAACAATTAAAAACTAAATCAATGGCACAAGTAAATTTAAACACAGCAGAATTAAAAACATTTGTAAAGCAAATCATCGAAAATAATAGATACATTCAAGAAAAAGGAATGACACCTGTAGCAGTTAATGTAGAGGGTGATCACGGTCTAGGTAAAACTACTGTAATTAGTCAAATTGCACAGGAAGAGGGACTAGACTTTGTAAAGATTAACGTAGCTCAGTTAGACGAGTTATCAGACTTAGTGGGTTTTCCATTAAAAGAATACCAAATCAGTAAAAATGTAGATGGAGTAGCTAAGACTAAGTGGGTTACAGAAATGGAAGCTGAAAGAGCTATTAAAGATCCTTCTGTTAGACTTACAGGTCTTAAGAGAACTTCTTATGCACCACCTGAGTGGATATCTGGTAAAGCTAATGGCGGTATTCTTCTTCTTGACGATTATACTCGTGGTAGCCAAATTATGATGCAAGCTTGTATGGATTTAATCTATACTCAAGAGTATTATTCTTGGAAACTTCCTAAAGATTGGCACATTATCTTAACTACTAATCCTGATAACGGTGACTATCAAGTTACTTCTATGGATGCTGCACAAAAGACTCGTTTTATTTCTTGTCAATTAAAGTTTGACGTAGACTGCTGGGCTAAGTGGGCAGAAGAAGTAGGTATGGATAACCGTTGTATTAACTTTGTTTTGAAACATCCGGAACTTATAGGAGATAAAACTAATCCTCGTTCTATTACTACATTCTTTAACTCTATATCTGGGTTTGAGAACTTTGCAGACCAGTTACCTATTGTACAAATGATTGGCGAAGGTAGTATTGGACCTGAAGCAACTACTCTATTTACTACGTTTATTCATAATAAGCTAGATCAATTACCTCATCCTTCTGAAATACTAGACACTAAGATTACTTCTGATACTTCTGTATCTAGATTAATTGATGTTATTGGTGAGGGTAATAATTATCGTGCAGACATTGCAAGCATATTAACTACTCGTATTGTAAACTACAGTGTTAATTTCTCTAAAACTAATAAGATAGATGATAAATTTATCGAAAAGATTGAGAAAATCACTACATCCTCTGCTCTTACTATAGATTTAAAATACATGTTTATTAGAAATCTAATGAAAGATGCAAAGCGTAAATTCCAACAATTATTAATGAATGAAGAAATTTTAGATTTAACAACTAAATAATAAATTATGTTTACTAAAAAAATTAAAATAATAACTATAAATCATGATATTTTACCTAATCTGGTAAATCAGTGGAGTCTTAATGACGAAGATCGTTTGATAGTACAATCTAGATTTCGTGAATTATTTAAAATACAGGAACAAACTTTTGTATATACGGAAGAAAAATTTAAAAACTTACCGATTTCAAATCGTAAATTAGTAGACGGGGATAAGCTTTATGTTTATCCCACTACTAACTTGCCTAGGCATAAGATTAGAAATACTAGCAAACTAAATTTACAATTTAAAAGAAGTATTGAATCAGCTAATGTTTTAGTTATTGACTACAAAGCTTTTGAAAAAACTTTTAGTTATGGCTGGATATCTAGGCATGTTTTTCAAAGTAGTAGAAACGGTTTAAATACTATATTTAATGCATTGTTTCAAGAATCTATAGAGGGTATATTCTCTGAAGAGGAAATTTCTGAAATGTTAGTTGATAATCAGCACATCTATTTTGATAATATGGTTCATAAAGTATTTACTTCAGACCCTACATTTAATAGTAATTACTCACATCGTTTCACAGATTATTATAATAACGATTATAGCATTGTTCATGCTGATATATTAGCAAAGTCGTCTACTACTCAAATAGATAAGCTTAAGAGTGTTGAAATTCTAGAGTATGCATTAGCAAACAATTATGATATTATGTTACCTAATAATGTCTTAAATGATGTATTGCCTAATACTATACTTACAGAGAAAACTTTTCAAAGGTTTGATCAAATGCTAAAAAGCGATGGAGACTCTATTAACCTTGCTCTTGAGATGCTTTGTAACTGTGATATAGAACGTTCTGCATTTTATCTTATCAGACTAATACAGGATAATATGAATAGTATTAAATGGTCTAAAACTTATAATAATGTAAATTTTAAAGCATTTAGAACAAGTGTAAATACTATATTTTCAGGACATGGACGGGATTATATCTTTGAACATAGTTTACGTTATTCAGAAATCTTTACTCTTTTAGGTAGTGCTAAACTTTTAACTAAAGAACATCTTGATTACTACAAAGAAGATGTTAAGAGAGACTTTAGCTATGTTCCAAGTAATAAATTCTTTAAAGTAACAAAGATTGAAGCTACTGATGAACTAGTTAAGTTGTTAAATGAAAGTGCTGAATATCTTAAAAAACTAGGAGGAGAATTGGAACCTGAGTTAACAGAAGAAGAAACTGTATGACGTACTTAGATTTTAATTGTTATGGAGAAAGTCTGGATTCAACCCCAGACTTTTTTCATATGAAAAGACAATATGAAGAGGATATGTTAATTAATTCAGTAGAAAATTTGGAAGAAAATTTGAATTTATTTTTGCCAGTAAATGAAAAAATTGGTAATTTTGATGCTACTAGAATTGTGGAAAACCTAGATATTGATTTAATTAAAGAAAAAAAGACAAATGACAGAGCAACCAAACCAACCTAGAGTAAAGAAGTCCTTTTACGATGTATTATGGGCACTTTGTGAAGACAAAGGTATTATTGAGTACTGGATTTCAGAAGGTTTATTAGGTAAATCAAATGACACTTTTTATTGGACAGCTAAAGCCCAAAACAAGTTCAACTATACTGTAGTTGGAGAAAGAAAAGGTTCAGTAGAATTACCAGTTTCTAAGAAACAGACTGAAAAACAGAAGAAAGAAGAATTCGATAGTAAAGTTTCTGAAAATAAGTTAGAAGAGTTCTTGTCACTATTCTCAAGCAAAAACCTTGGTATTTCCGGTAAAAGAACACCTCACATTACTGTTGTAAAGAAATTGATTAAATTCTTTGAAGATTATCCTATGTATAACATGGACACTATTATCCGTGCTACTAAACTATATATAGAAGATCATAAGAAGAATGGAACAATGCAGTACATCAGAGAGTGTGGCTACTTTATCTATAAAAAGATAGATGGAATTGACCAAAGTGATTTAGCTAAATGGTGTCAAGAAGCTCAAGATGGTGGGCAAAGTTATACTAGTCGCACTATCTTATAACTAACATATGAAATTTAGCACTATCCTTAAACAGATAGAACGTAATAAATCCATTAAGGAAGAGGGAGGATTGACTTCTATTCCCCCACCATTTCCTAGATTAGCTGAACACTATGGTGGATTTACTAAAGGTTCTATAAGTTGTATTACTTCTAGCTCAGGTACAGGTAAGACAAAGCTTACAAAGTTTTTGACTGTACTTAATATCTACAAGCAAACTTACAACACTAATATAACTCCTAAAATCTTCTACTTTGCTTTAGAAGAATCTGAAACTGATTTCTGGTTATCTTTTATCTCATTCTTTTTATACGAAAGATATAAGCTTACTGTAAGTATTTCTGACCTAAAATCATTAGGTAAGTTTACAGTAACTAATCAATTAATGGAGAAAGTTAAAGAGGCAGAAAAGTTTATACAGAAACTACAAGAGTTTGTAGAAGTTGTAGATTATATTAGAAATCCTACTGGTATTGCAAAACATGTTAAAGCTTACTTTGATAATCCTGAAATAGGAGAACATAAGTACAAAGAGTCTACTGATAAGAACGGTAACACTAAAAAGTATTTATCGCATTATGAGTATAAATCAGAAGATCATTGGGTTTTCTTTATTTTAGACCATATTAGTTTGTTGTCAAATGAGACAGCACCTGATACTAAAATAAAACTAACGTCTTATCAGACATTTGACTTTATGATTAAAGACTACGTACTAGATGTTTTCTCAAAAAGATACAAAATAGCTAACATTATTGTACACCAACAGACTCCTTCTTCAGAGAAGGCAGTATTTAGTTCTAGAGGTAATCTTATTGAAGAGAAACTAGAACCATCCTTAGAAGAGTTACACATTAATAAAGGTGTACACCAAGACTATGAAGTTGTAATAGGATTATTTAATCCTTCTAGATATGATATAGCTGTTCATAATGGCTATGATATATCTCTATTAGGTAAGACTTACAGATCTCTTAAGATTCTTAAAGATCGACACTTTGGCTTAGAAAACGCTAGTGTTGGATTATTCTTTAATGGAGCTAACGGAGAGTTTGAAGAACTACCTAGACCTGAAGAAATGGTTACTACTAATTATTATGAAAAACTTAAAAACAAAATTAAAATAATGAAAGAAAATGAACAAAGATGAATTTAGTCCTGCTTTGGAAAAAGTATTGACTATGATGTGTGAAAGTGTTGGAGTCAACTACGAAGATGTTGACTTTAATAAAGAAGAGTGGTACATGCAACATGATTGGACACAAGAACAACAAGACCAGTTTAAGCAAGATTTATATCAAGCAGTAACAGAGTCTCCTAAATTCTTTAAAGATCTATTTGCCTCTAGGGGTCCTAAAAGAAGACTTAAGGCCCAGATTGAGTTTTTTATCATGTCTTATGGCTGGAAGACTCACTATAACATTGAACATTAAAAATAATTAAAAAACTAATCAAAAAAATTAATATGTCTATTTTACCGAAAGAGATTGTAAAATCTACCGAAGAAGCACCAAAAGACTTGATTGTCTATTCACAACCCAAAATGGGTAAAACAACTATTATGGCAGAACTTACCAAACAAGTAAATGGTAAAGCTCTGATTCTTAACTTAGAATCAGGTGGAACTGACTACGTAGATGGTTATTATGTAAACTGCTATGAAACTCCTACAGATAGCTTTAAAGAAGCAATCTCACGTTACAAGCAAGTAATTAAAGAATTACAAGAGAACCCAGGAACCTATGATTATTTAATCATTGACAGTTTAACTGTATTGGATTCTTGGTCTGATATAGCAGGTACTTATAAATACATGAGTACTCCTATAGGTAAGAACTTTAATCGTGATCCTAAAACAGGTAGAGTATTAAGCCATACAGATGCAGAATGGAAATCTGTTACTACACTAGGTGATGGTAATGGTTGGAGATTCCCTCGTATGTGGTTTATGGATCAAGTAGAATTACTTAGTTCTCTTGCTCCTTACCGTATTTGGGTAGGTCACGTAAAAGATAAGTTTATTAAGCAAGATGGTGGTGCAGATATTATTTCTGGCCATGAGATTAACTTAACAGGTAAACTTAAGAACATGCTTACTGTACGTGTAAGTACTTTAGCTAAACTTGTAGCTGAAGGAGATAAGAGATATCTTTCTTTTGAAATTGATAATGATAATCTTATTGGTGGATCTCGTGTTCCTCACTTAACAGGAAAGATGTTAATATCAGAAAAAACAGCTAAAGGCTACAAAACTCACTGGAATGTAATATATCCAAAAATTAAAAAGTAAAACAAACAAAAAACAAATAAACAATTAAAAAATCAAAATTATGAATTTAAACGAACTAGAAGTAAAAGGTCCTGGATCAGGAGCATCAGAAGGACAAACAGGTAAGAAATTGTACACAGGTTTATTACCAATCCAAATTAAGTTAGTTAATCCAACCGAAAAACAACTTGCAGAGTTTTATGGCGTTGAAGAGAGTAAAATTAAAGAAGTAAGTTACATAAGAGAAAGAGATGGTGAGTCTACAACTCGTCTTGATTTCTACTATGAGAATCATTCATCTTCAAAGCATAACATTAAGGGTAAATTTTCTATTTTTATTAGAAAAGAGACTAGACAATCTAAAGCAGGTAAGAAACAATACATAGATGATTTTACTAGAACTTCTTGGGCAATGAACTTATCTGAGTTAAGTCAAAATCAAGAACAAGTAAAAGATTTTATGCGTTTAGATATGAGCACTGCAAGAGAAGCTTTCCCAGGTGAAGAGACTATTTATAATTTACTTAAAGCTTATGGTAATATTATTCCTCGTAATAAGCCTCTAAAGTTAACCCACACAGATAATTTATTTGTAGCTGATGGATCAGAACTTCAGAAATTTTTTGACTTCTTTAATAATAAAGACGGAGGAATGCTAGCTATGTTAGGAGTAAAAGACTATAAATACCAAGAAGTATTTACTGGACACTTTATGCCTTTACACAGTAAGCTTAGTGACTACGATAAAAGACAAATTGAAGGTGATTATGGCTTTAAAGCATACTTCGCTGGATATGTCTTGAGTGAATATGTTCCGGAAGCTGCACCAGAAGTAGATGAGGAAGAGTCATTATTTTCTTCAGGATCTAATTCTTTGAAATCTAATGTAGATGTAGAGGACGAAAATCCATTCTTACTTTAATCAAATCAAAGGGGGTACTTAGGTATCCCCTTTATTTTTAATCTTCTATTATATGAATTTAGAACAACTAGAAACACGTACATCAATATCAACAATCTATGATTTATTAGGACAAGAGAGGATTATGTCTTTTTACTTTAACGACAGTGTAGTTATAGGTAAGAAGTATTTAAATCCTTTTAGGGATGATAACCATCCTGCATGTACTTTTAGATGGACTAAGTCAGGCAATCTATATTTTAATGATTTTGCTACTGAGAAAGTAAGTTATAGTCCTATAGATATTGCTTGTATGCGTACAGGTTACGGTTTTCCAGATATTCTATATAAAATTGAGAAAGATTTTCACCTTACAAACTTAAACCTAGAAGACAGACAACAACTAGAAGCTGAAACAAAAGCATTTAAACCACCAGAAATCAAACCATCAACAATTAAAGTAAGAGTAACTAAATTTAAAAAACAAGATTATGATTACTGGGCACAGTTTGGAGTTACAACAGAGATTTTAAAATTTTACAATGTTCGTAGAGTTGATAAAGCATGGATAGGAAACAGTCTATGGTATGTAAATAATGATATTGATCCTTGTTATAGATATAAGGAGAAGGATAAGTTTAAATTATATCGTCCTTTCTCTAAACCTACAACTAAGTGGCGCAGTACATACTTTGGAGGTATACTAGAAGGATATACTCAACTTCCTCATAGAGGGACACAACTTGTAATTACTAAAGGTCTCAAAGATGTAATGACTTTACATGCTGTAGGTATAAATGCAGTAGCTGTAAGAAGCGAAAACACTCCTATAACCGATAATGCTTATAATCTACTTAAAAACCGATTTGATAAAATTATTATATGGTTTGATGCAGATGAGCCCGGAATTAAGGGTGCTAGAAAACTAGGTAGCATGTATGGTCTAAAAAATATAGAACATGATGCTAGTTTAGGTAAGGATCCAAGTGAGATTTATAGAAATCACGGAAAAGAAAAATTATTAGAACTAATTAACAGTTATTTAAAATGAAAGAAAAACAAATATTAACAGTAAAAGACGCTATAGAATATGTAATAGGGTTAAGTGTAGAGCGGTTTAATAAAACTGAACTACACAAAGAAAGTTTACTAAAACAAGTAAACAACGACAAAAAGATTAAAAACCTGCTTAAAGTGAATATATTCAAAGCACAAAATGATATGGATATAGCTAAATCTTTAAACACATCACAAACTAAGACAGAATCTCAACAACTTCATCGTGTTTTAACTAATAAAAACGTTCCTAGAAAGCATAAAGAAACTTTAATCCTTACTCACTACAAGAGTAAGGATGCAAGAACCTTGAAAGATGTAGAATTCAATATATTAAGTGAAGTAACTAAAGTACATGATTTAAATCCAGACGTTATTTTATCTAGATATAAAGGAATTGATGTAGTATTTGCTAGATATCAATACATGGTAATCTTACATAGAAACTTAGGATACACATTAAGCAAAACAGGATCTCTTCTATCTAGAGATCACAGTACTGTTATTAATGCACTAAGAGTTCACGATGATATAATGAAATTTAATCTTGACAAGCCTTACATAAAGAAGTTTAATAAGATCATGAGTAGTGTAAAAGAAAAGTATTCAGATGATTTAAATTTCCCAAGAGATCAAAGATGAAGAAACTTATAGACATGTCAGATACCTGGTACAATAGACTAAGGCCAGTTATTGAATCTGATAAATTTAAAGAGTTAGCTACGTTTATAGCTGAAGAGAAGAAAACCAAAACAATTTACCCAAGCAGAGAAAATATATTTAAAGCGTTTAATTCAACTCCATTTGAAGAAGTAAGAGTAGTTCTATTAGGACAAGACCCATACCCTACTGAATTTAAAGGAGAACCTGTAGCATGTGGATTAGCATTTGCTCCAAACAATCCTGAATTTAAACCACCTTCCTTACGAATAATCTATAATAATCTTAAAGACACTGTCTATAAGGATAGATTAACCTTCCCTGATGATTTAGATATGAGAACTTGGGCTGACCAAGGAGTATTATTGTTAAACATTGGATTAACTGTAGTTAAAAGTAAAGCAGGCTCCCACATTAAACAGTGGGAGTTCTTTACTGAAGCTGTAATTAATACTTTGAATGACTCAGCTGGACTCATTTTTATAATGTGGGGTAAAGAAGCGCAGAAATATAAACATCTGATTGATGAAACTAAGCATTATATACTAGAAGCAGCTCATCCAGCCTCTTCTATTTATAGTGGACAACCGTGGAAATGTGATCATTTCTCTAAAGTAAATTACTATTTATCGTTAAATCACAATGAAGAGATTCATTGGTTAAAAAATCTAGACTAAATTATGAAAAACATAGAAACCAAAACAGACCAAGACTTAAACAGTCTATTAAACAAACAAGAATTACGCAGTCAATTAATAACTTACGTACATAATCGTATTAGATTAGTACATGGAGTTCATGGCGCAGATGAATATGAATATACTCACAAGTTGGGTAGAATTCATGAATTAGAAGAACTGTTAGTATTCTGTGATACACTTAGATCAGCAGAATAATTATTGTGGAAAAAAATAAATAATAAGTAACTCTAGACAAAAAACTTTTATTAAGTTTGTACCTGTCTACTGTTGCTTCGTCTTTTAGACATATCTGTTTTTTTCCATTGATTTAGTAAAAGAAGGGGGGTTTATGCCCTCCTTTTTTTATATTTGTAATACGTGAATTAAAACTAGATATGCTAAATAGAAAACCAAAACCTAAAAAGACACCTATAAAAGGTGAAGCTGTCAAAGTTGAAAAGGAAACTATCTGTTCTAACTGTAATAAGAAAAGACCTTATGCTAACAAGACAAAAAAGCTTTGCCAATACTGTGTTAAAAAGATAGCTACAGAAAAAGCTAAGGAACGTAAAGCAAAAGAACGTAAGAAGAAAGCTGAGACAATAACTCAAGCTAAACTAGACCAAGTTACTTCTTGGTTAGTTAGAGCCTTACATGAAGAAAAATGCCATGCTTGTGGTGTAGAACTACCTAAGAATAAATTACAGTGTTGTCACTTTGTAAGTAGAACAAAGACTACTACAAGATTTAACTTACATAACATGTTACCTGGTTGCCAGGTTTGTAATATGTACACTCCTCATCACGTATGGGAATTAGGTAAATCTATTAACAAGAAATGGTCTGAAGATGAAACAGAAAAACTTTTAGAATTAGCAGGTAAACAACTCAAGTTAAACAACAATGATAGAAGAGAAATCTATGATATCTATCTAGAGGCGCTACATGCTGCACAAAATAGAGAGTATTCTCTAGATGAAAGAATGCAGATACTTGATGCAGTTTACCAAGACTACTTAACAATTGTAAATAAATTAATAAAATGATAGGATTAGTAACAGAAAATCCTAATGTAATACAAAATATTAAAGGCAAACATGAAGAAGTTGTAATTGCTACCAAAGAAATGGCATTACAGTTTCTTGAAACACTAGATTGGATTGGTTTTGACGCAGAGACATTAGGTTTTGATCCTTATTTATCTGACTTAATTACTATCCAGATGGGTAATAATAAGCACCAGTTTGTAATTGATGTAAAGACAGTAGACATAACTTACTTTAAAGACTTACTAGAGAGTAAACCTCTTATAGGTCATAACTTAAAGTTTGACTTACGTTTCTTATATCACTACAGAATTATACCCTACAAGGTATATGATACGTTTTTAGCTGAAAAAACAACCCGATTGGGTATAACTACGCATAAATCTTCCTTAGCAGACACAGTCAAGAGACATTGTAATGTAATTCTTGATAAATCTGTACGAGCAAGTATTGATGGTAGTTTTAATATACCCTTTATAATCTATTCTGCCCTAGATGTAAAGTACTTACATAGGATAAAAGAGACACAACTAAAGATTTTAGAAGAAGCAGATTCACTAAAGTCAATTGAGTTAGACAATAGATTCGTAATAGTACTAGCGTACATTGAATATTGCGGATTTAAACTAGATGGTCAAAAGTGGCAAGAGAAAACAAACAAAACAAGAATTAAAGCAGACAAAGCTAAAGAAGAACTTGATAAGTATATCTTAGAAAACAACATGTCTGACTTTATTAATTACCAAACTGATTTGTTTTCTTCCGGCTTAAGGACCAATATCAATTGGAATTCTCCTCAACAAGTAGTACAGTTCTTTAAACAAGTAGGTGTAAACACTACTATAGAAGAAAAAGGTGAGAAGAAAGATACAATTGACTCTAAGCACTTGGTTAAATTTCAAGAGAAGTTTCCTGTAATAGAAACTTATTTGAGATATAAGCAAGCACAGAAAGACTTAGGAACTTATGGAGATAACTGGCTAAGACTAATTAACCCAGTAAGCGGTAGAGTTCACACTTCTTATAAACAATTAATGAATACCGGTAGATTATCTAGCGGTGGACGTAATAAAGAAACAGGTGAAGCTTATCCTAATTTTCAAAATATTCCTAGTGATGCAGAAACAAGAAGTTGTTTTGTAGCAGATGATGGTAATACTCTTATTACTTGTGACTACACAGGTCAAGAGCAGATTGTTCTAGTTAATAAATGTTTAGATAAAAACCTACTTGAGTTTTATGATCAAGATCTTGGAGACATGCACTCATTTGTTGCATCTAAGATGTATCCTGAACTTGATGGTATGGACTTAAAAGAAATTAAATCTAAACACAAAGACAAAAGACAAGCAGCTAAAGTTGCAGGCTTTGCAATTAACTACGGTGGTAGTGGTATAGGTATAGCTGATCAGCTTGGCTTAAGTGTAGAACAAGGTCAGCATATTTATGATTCTTATTTTAAAGCATTCCCTGGTTTAAAAGAATACTTTGATAAAACAAAGAAATTTGGCCTAGACAATGGATATGTTTTAATATCTCCTGTAACAGGTAAGAAATCTTATGTAGACTATTACGAAGACTTCCAAGAGACAAGTAAAGAGATTAAGAAAACAGGCTTCTGGGATGACTTTAAAAAGCATAAAGAAGCTATGACAGTTACTTACTCTAGTTTAAAGAGAAAAGTGTCTCTATACTTCTCTAAGAAGGGTGATATAGAACGTATGTCTCTTAATTATCCTATCCAAGGAGAGAGTGCAGAGATAACTAAACTTTCTTGTGTTTACTTTTGGGAAGATTATCTTCTAACAAATAAGTTATTATTTACTGTTAAATTTGTAAATACAGTACATGATGAGAATGTAGTTGAGTGCCCAGACTCTATTGCAGAAGAAACAGCTAAAGCATTAGAAGATGCTATGGTTAAAGCCGGAGCTGTTTTCTGTAAGAGAGTACCACTGAAAGCTGATCCATGTATTAGCAAGTATTGGCAAAAATAATATGAAACACGACTTAGAGAGAAGAAGGTTAGAAAACATTAAAAAGCTAGACCAATTAAGTTCTACTTTAGAAATGGTAAATGAAACAATTAAAAAACTAGAAGAGAAGAAATACCAGATTCTAGTTGATATTCACAATTTAAAAATTAGAAAAAATGAATAGCGTAAAAGAAAAAGCATTACAGGAAGTTTCTCAACTTAAGCGGGAGATGAAACTAGTTAATGCACAAATTGATCAACTTACAACACATAGAGCGTATTTAAAAGCAAGAATTAAAAAAGCACAAAATAGATTAAATGACTAAGTTAAGCAGGGAAGAAGTGTTACTTGATATAAAGAGGGCTTTTGTTATTGCAAAGGCCCTTAATTATCAATACGTACACATAAGAGAGCATTTATCACCAGAATTAAAGAAAGCAGTTAATGAGGCTAAATCACGTAACTCTTACTTTATTAAACAAATAGAGGATAGTTTTAGGAAAAATAAAATTGATAATTCTTTTTTAGAAGCAGAAGATGAATTATCTTTCCAATTACTAGAAAAACTAGAGGAAATTAAAACAAATATTACAGATGTCAATCAACAGAATTTACTTACCGGCTAAAATAGCCAATAACATAGATGGAACCATACATATAAAGTATGACCGTGAGTTGATGCAATCCTACTTAAATGAAATTTTAGGTAGCGATCATTCTATAGATATCGAAATAAGTATACAGAGAGTAGATGGTAGACGAACTAATCCACAACTAGCATACTTTTTCGGTATAGTACTTCCTATCATTAAAGATCGTATTGAAGATCTTGAGGGAAGTAGCTTTACGAAAGAAGAAATTATCATGATTCTTAAAGATAAGTTTTTCTATGAAGAAATATTCTTTGAAGGAGAATATAAGAAAGTACACATGTCATTATCTAAAGCAAAGAAATCTGAGGTTAAAGAGTTTATTAACCAGTGTGTAGAATTTGCTACAGATATATTAGATGTTAAAATACCTGAACCAACTAGACCCCAACATTAATTATGGAAAACAACAAAAAAGAGTCTCAAGCTTTGAGATACAACGAAGGAAAACTAAAATGGTCTCTAGTAGATTTTAAATCTCTAGAGTCTATGGTAAGAGTATTAGAAATGGGAGCTAAAAAATATGCTCCCTATAATTGGAAAAAAGGAATGCCTGTTAGTGAAGTAAGTGAGAGTCTTTTAAGACATATGTTTGCTTTTCTAGAAGGTGAAGACACAGATCCAGAAAGTGGTATAGATCACTTAGGACATGTTTTATGTAATGCAATGTTTCTTTCGTATATTATGAAAGAGAGACAACAGTTTGACGATAGATATAAATCAAAAGAAAATGATAACAGATAACGAATATTTAGGCAACGTAGGAATAAGTCAGAGTAGACTTAAGAAAATCCTAATTCATCCAAACTACTATATTAATAATTCATATAGTGACTTTGATGAGCCCGCAGAAGTTACCTTAATAGGTGATGGTGTAGATTTAATTCTAACACAGGGAGAAGATGTATTTAACGAACAGATAGCAATTGCTACTGTAGAACGTCCAGGTTCTATGATGGGAGAGTATGTATGGTCTTTATACATTAATAAAGATAGAGAAGATGCAGAGTTAATCGCCTATCAGAAATCAGGATACAAGATAGCACCTGAAAAAGTACAAGCTAAGTTTGAGAAAGAAGGTATTGAGTATTATAATCAATTGATATCTTCTGAAGACAAAAAGCTTATTACTCCTAAACAGTATGAGACTATCTTAGCTATGGTAGAAAGTTTTAAAACACACCCTTTTACTACAGAATTCTTTACTGACAGCAGGTATAAGAGATTGTATCAAGTTCCTTTGTATGGTACTTGGGGTAGTTTTAAAATGAAAGGTCTTCTAGATCTTTTAGTATATGATAAGAAAGATAATGTTGTTTATCCTATTGATATAAAAACTACCAGTAAATCTCTTTTAACTTTTGAAGATACTATCTTTCACCATAGATATGACTTCCAAGCTGCTTTCTATTTGGAGTTAATTCACCAAAACATTGGCATAATTCAAGAAGAATTTAAAGCTAATATCCTACCACATGTTACAAATTTTTCTTTTATTTGTGATAACCAAACTTATCCAGGTAGTCCTTTAATATTTAGAATGTCAGAAGACGCCATAAATGTAGGACGTAATGGTGGGGAGAGAAAAGGCAGATACTACGAAGGATTTAGCCAAGCATTTAAACGTCTTGAATTCCACAATCAATTAGATAAGTGGGCCTATAGAATGGAAGACTATAAAAATAAAGGAGTTAAATTAGTCTAAGATGAGAAATAGTAAACTTAATAGTACTTCAAAATACTTATCTCACTTAATATTTCAAGGAGAAAGTTTTAATATTCTAAGAAACTACGGACTAGAGAATGTTTATATAGGTGATTATGGATTCAAAAGAATTCATACTAACTGTTTATACTTCCTAGTTAATCCAACTATTGATATTGACAGTGAAAAATATAAGAAGTTTGAAGAGAAGATTATATCTTTTAATTCTTTTTATGACTGGTATGATGTCTTTGATAAAGTAGAGAAAAGAATGTATGTTTATAACATACATCCATCCTATAAAGAAGATTTTAATTCTTTTATCAATAGTAACTTTGATAATTTATCAGATAAGTATTGGGGCTCTTTAGGAGCTAGAGTAAAACTAGATACTCAAGAAATTGATTTTTTAGTAGAGAATGAAGTTTACAGATTTGAAGATTCGTTGTTAATAAAAAAGGGAGATGTTTAGTCTCCCTTAATTAAAAAACACTTATTAGTACACTTATATAGTATTTAATACCTCTACTGTTTCTGCTGATGTTGTATCAGTAGATTCAACAGGGGTATTAGATAGTTGTCCAGCTGTATTCATTCTTTCAATGATTACATTTTTAGCTGAAGAAGCTAATCCATAAATTTCAGCTAACTGAGAAATAGGAACTTGTGAGATACTTACATGTTGTAAATCTACAGCTTGAAATAAAGCAGCTAATTCTGCACCATTAATAGTGATTTCTGCTTTTGGGTCCCAATAAATTGTGGACATGTCTGAGTTTTTATTTTCGTCTGCCATAATAATTTTAGAAACAAATATACTATTTTTACCGAATAAAAAAGAACTATGTTAAAAAAATACCCAATAAACCACTATAGTTTTGATAAAAAAGCTCTTTTATATCTTGACTTAATAGAAAGAATTGCCAAAGAATCTTATTGTAAAAGATTACAAGTAGGATCTTTAATTGTTAAAGATGATAATATAATTTCATTTGGTTATAACGGTACTGTAAAGGGCGCTAATAATTGTTGTGAAGAAACAACAGAGACTGGAGATCTTGTTACATTGAAAACTGTAATACATTCTGAATCTAATTCTATTACCAAAGCATCTAAAACTACTGTAAGTACAGAAGGAAGTACTATGTATTGTACACATTCCTGTTGTATTGATTGTGCCAAGTTGATTATTCAAAGTGGCATTACTAATTTTATTTATATTAATGACTATCGAGATATGCATGGTATAAACTTTTTACTTGATTCTAATATTCAAGTATTTAAATATGATCAAGAAAATAAAAAACTTGAAATCTTAACAAAAACAACTTAATTTTGATAAAAATATCCACCGTATGAAAATTTTAAGAAAAATAATTTTATTAGACAAGCCAGAAATTGAAGAGTCTGTATTACAACTTAGTCCTGAAATGCAGGAAGAGTTTGAAAGAAAGCAAATTGCTAAATGGAAAAAGCTTCGTGTATTCGCTGTAGGTGATGAAGTAACTAAAGTTGTTGCCGGAGAGGAAGTATATGTATCTCCTACGCACTTACAAACTGCAGAATTAATCACTGTCGATGGTGAAGAGAAAATTATGATTGGAGAAATGCATATTTCAATTGTTTGGTAATTAAATTTAAACTAATATGAACTTATTTTATTATACAGAAATCAAGGAGTCTCCAAGTGAGGCATTTGAAACAAAAACAGAAACTATCACAGGTTACTCTTTTAACATCGAAGATGTAATTCTAACTTACCCTAATGAAGGTACTTTAAACGTAGTATTATCTATGGGTGCAGACAAGATGAATCCAGTAGAGTATCAATACAAAAAAGATGCTTCAACAGGACAAAGAGTTCCTGTAAAAGTATCTAAGTATGAAATAACCAATGAGCCTATTGTGATCGAGTTGAAAGTAAAAGAGGAGATTAATCGCTTTTTTAGCTTGACTGGAGGTCCACAATGGGAGGAATAGATGGATTTGATGGCTTCTTTGATTCATTTTGGGATGAAGAAGACTTTGAAAAGAATGCTCGCTTAATTGAATCTAAAATAGTTGAGATTAAAGGAGAGAAGTATGTTGAAGAAGTTTGGGAATATGGAGATTCTATAGTAACTAAAACTTATCAAGAACATAAAACTCCACTTGAAGATGAAGACTATGAAGAGGATAATAAGTATTACTTAGAACAACTTGCTTCAAACATAGAAGATCTTGAAGAAGAACTTAAAGAAGCTGTGGCTACAGAAAATTATGAGCGTGCATCTTCTGTAAAGAAACGTTTAGATCGTCTAAAAGAAATCCTAAAAAAGAAAAAATGATAATTACAGAAATGTTAGTCTTAATTATACTGTTTTGTATAATGGCTATTGGAAGTTACCTTCTCTACTTACACAGTAAAAAAGTTCGTCAAGAGATGATGGATGAGTTAGATCAAGAACTAGCTGAAGATTGGGATGTAACTAATGAAGATGGATTAGAAGATTAATATGTTAAGTTTACTTTTTATATTTTTATTCGGAATAGCAGAGGCTGCAAAAGATATTCTTAGTTTTAGATATAGTAAATCTATATTTTCTAACTATAATAAAAACTTTTGGGATCCCCAGGCTAGTTGGATTAATAAATATAAAAAGAATAAACTTAATAATTCTACTGATCCTTGGTATTATTTTGGACTATACAAACCTAGATATGAAGAAAAGTTTCCGTACAGTACAACCTTTTTAGTTTTCTTGACTGATGGTTGGCATTTATGTAAAGGCTTCTCTCTTTTATTTCTATTTTTATCTCTTGTTTTGTATAGTCCACTTTTAAGTATTTGGGGAGATATTTGGATTTATTTCATTATCTACTCAATGTCTTTTAATCTTTTTGAAAATAAATTATTTTACAAGTAGTACTCTTGCATAAATAACCTAATCCTTTATATTTGCAGTACATGACAAATGTAAACGATGAGGTCTTTAAAGCTAAAAGAAGGCCAAAAAACCCAATCACGTTTAAAATTCAGCTCAATGAGGAGCAAAAAGAAGCGAAAGCTGTAATTCTTGAAAACACTATCACTGTTATAACAGGACAAGCTGGATCAGGTAAAACTCAACTTGCTACTATAACAGGCTTAGATATGTTGTTTAGGCGTGAAGTAGAAAAATTAATTATTACAAGACCTGCAGTTCATGCAGAAGAAGATCTTGGTTATATACCAGGTAACTTAAATGAAAAGATGGACCCTTGGTTACAACCTATCTATCAGAATTTTTACGCAGCTTATGGTAAAGAAAAGATAGATAAGGAAATTGCTGAAGGTAATATACAACTTCTTCCTATGGGTTACATAAGAGGTCTTACATTCACTAACTCTTTTATTATAGCAGACGAGGTACAGAATCTAACACATACTCAAACAGAGGCTTTATTAGGTCGTTTAGGCCAAGGTTCTAAAATGGTACTTTGTGGTGATATAGCCCAGATAGATCTGAAAAATAAAAAGATATCAGGATTATCATTCCTAAGAAGAATGGAAGAACATGTTCAAGGTTTTAAATTCTTTACTTTAAAGAATAACCACAGACATGAAATAGTACAAGCAGTACTAGATGTATACAAACTGTATGCAGATTAATCCTGCTCGTCAGTGGCTATAGATGCTTTTTCCTTAAGCATAGCTTCATACTTTACTTTGTAATCAAAAGCTTCGTCATAAGTAGGAAACTGCTCAATCCACATTTGATTTACGTACACACGGTATTCTCTAACACCGTCAGTGTATCCTTCAACTATTCTTATCATTTATTTTGTAAGTATTTTCTCCTTTATCTATATTGAAATTTTTAACCAAAAGACCTTCATCTACCATGTTATCTAGTACTAGTTGGTAGTAAACTGCGCTATAACAATCATACAATTGTTCTTCAGTTATAACAGGAGAATCATAATCTAATTGATTTTCTTCAGATTTTAATCTAATCTCTTCTTCTAGGTTTTTTGCAAATTCTTCTATTGAACAAAAAGTTGGAGTATCTCCATTCATTGTATACAATTCTTCTAATGCAGAAGTACCTGTTTCATCTTTATCGTTTAGTCCTTTAAATAGGACCTCTATATATAAATCAATTTCGTTCTTTTTCATAACTTATAGTCTTAATAGTCTTGGCTTATCGATATAATCTATTAAAATTACCTCAAGTCCGCAAAGTGATTCTATCTTTATACTACTTCTATCTTCTTTTGATAAGGATGGATAGTAAGAGTATAATTGATCTTCAGTTAATAATATTGTGTTAGGATAAACTCTGGCTTTGTTAGCCCAGTAAAATTTATGAATTCTTAAATATAAAGCAACAGTTAGTGACATAGTTTTAGTTTTTAAAATTTAATATAAAAGGAATAAACTTCTTCACTCTTTCTCTCTACGATATCAAAAGATACCCCAGCCATACCAGGACCAAAGTTAGAGTGAATCCATTTAGACGACCCATACAAAGATAATACATTTCTATATCTAAAATTAATAGTTAATTGCATGCTCTCTGTATGTAAATCTCCCTTTATTAAGTGGATGTTTTTGTTACGATCTAAATTATGGTATTCTATGTACTTCGTTATATAGTTTTCTGCTTTGTCGTTTAATTGAAGGGGAAGACCAAACTTACGATCTTCCGAATCTTTTCCATGAGTAAATATAAATATATGTTCGCCATATTCAAAATGTTCTAAGTATTTTTCCATTAAGACAACTTCCATTGAATATGCAGCTTCTAAATAATAAGATAGAGCTTTTGCAGTAATGTAAGAAAAATCCCCACCATGATTATCATTGGTTTGGATTACTGTCTTGTAATTTTTTGCTGATCCAGAAGTTAGTAAGTTGTCGTAGAATTTTTTATGTTCTTCTACATAAGTTTTAAATACTTCTTTATTGTCCATGTTTTGAGGTAATCCATGACCACCTCTAGTGGTTAAACCATTCCAACCATCTACAGCATCACCTAAGTCACAAATATAAATAGTATCAAAAGTCCCAAAGTCATTGTGAGCTTGGATAATTCTTTCATATACTTTATTTAATCTTTGTGCAAAGACCATTCTGTCATAATGATTTTCATAAACAGAATCTTGTTTAGTCATAGCTCCTATATGTTTATCACTCATATAAACAAATAAGGCTTTGTTATTAGTAGTCTTAACTAGAGGATAACTAACTTTTTTACTGTTAGAAAAAATGTCTGTTAATATATCTTGTAAGTCTTCTGCATTAAACTCTTGTTCTTTCTTGCGACTAAACATTGCAGATACTTGCCAACCATTAGACTTTTCTTTTGACCAGTACTGAGATAACTTCCATATAGAAGTATCTATTTGGTGTAGTTTAATAATATCATCAGATGTCCTAGGATTTTCAGCAAAGTCATTAATAGTTAGACTTCCTGCATCTAGATTTTCATGAATAGATGTAGTTGAGTCTTCTGAAGGTTTTGTTTGTTTTATATCTCTAGTGTTTAAAGCTACTCTTTTAAGATCTCTTACAGCTTTTGCTCTTTTCTCCTTACTTAATTCTGGGCGAAAGTTATATCTTTTAGCTATATCTATAGCCTTTTCCGTAGAATTAGGATTGTTTTTGTAATATTCTACAATTAAATTTCGTGTGCTACTCATAGAATTTTTTTAGATTAACAAAAGCAACGTTACAGTTGCAGCAAGTAGTCCAGTAAGTTTATAGAAAAACTTTACTTCTTTGGTTTTCTTATCTAATTCTTTATCCAGAAACATTATTTCTGTCTTAGAAATATCTAAACCTTTTTGCATCGAAGGGACAATACTGTCCTTATACAAAGAAAGTTGGATTGAGTCCAACTTTACTACCTGTTTTAATATATGTAATTTCTCTCTGGCTTCAATACCTTTAAGAAATTCGTCATTCAATTCCCTTATTGGTAAGGTATCTAGACTTTGAGAGTAGGAATAGTGTGGCATCCAAAGGAGGCATACTATCCACAATAATTTTAAGCGTATCATACTTTAAAGTGGTTGTGTGATAAATAGTTATCTTTTCCTGTTTATTCAAAGCTAGAGAATCTAACTTAGAAAACAAAATTTTATTTTGTGCGTTAATAGAATCTAGATATTCTACTACTTTATTTTTTTCATATGGAACTTCTTTTTTTAAAGTTCTATAGTAGAGGTAACTTACTAGTAATAAGATAATTACAGTGTACAAGTTGGTATAAATACGTATGTTTAATACCTCTAATAATTTTTTTATAGTACTCATTTAATACTTTTATGCTTATCTATTTTATCCAAAATTGACGTTAATAATTCGTTTTGAATTAAACCAGCACGCTCTGCATTCTTCAAAGCAGAGATAAGTTGGAATAAAATAAAAGGAGCACAAACTGTCTCACTAAGCCAAGAAGTACCTTCAAAGCCCTTCTCAATCATTAATACTCCAGTTAGCATAAATACCCATACAAGTAATGTCTTAAGAACTTTAAGAGCTTTATAGGTCTTAAAGCCTTCTGTTTTAATTCCTCCCCATATACCAAAGAATCCATCCATAAATACAATTGCTACTACAGCTAAATACTGTTCTGCATTATCTGCAGTTATATTAAAAAAGTATGTGCCTAAAAAAGCACAAAATGCAGTAGAAATAAATAGTAATGAACTTTTCATTCTTTTGGAAAATATTGGTCTAGTAAGGAATCATTTTTTAAGTGTAAGTAACGCAGTTCATTCAAAGCTGAATCAGTTAATTTTTTACTAGACTCCATTTGAATTTCTACACTTTCTTCTATAGTTGGTTTTTCTTCAAACATAGAAAAGAAAATCACCATTAAAATACCTACAACTGTGAATAATAAAGTTTTCATATTTTACCTAATGATCTATATATTTTTATTTCTGTAACCAAAGCAGAACATAAACTATCCTGACTCTTTAACATTACAGACATGTTTTTTAACTCAGCTTCGCACTTAATTAATCTTTTCTCACATACCTCATTTGCATACTTAGCTTGATTTTCAGATCTAGCATATAAAGCCGCTACTACAAATAGTAATAAAAACATTAATGCTTTAGTAGGATCTTTACTAAATTGTTCAAAGCTAACTGGTAATTTCATGAGACAGTAAGTAATAAATAGTGTGAAAAATATTAAGTGTAAATATACTTAAATTAAAATTTTTGTCAATAGTTATAATTAAATTAGACTTGATAATTGATCTCCTGTACTATCTACAGTACTTGCATTTTTTAATCTCTTTCCTATAGACCCATCTGTATTCATTGCACTTGTTTGTGCATTCCAAATGTCATCTGCTGTCAGTACTGCTGTACCTACTGTATTATCTACGGGTATACCGGATGATACTCGATTAGCAGGAGGAACAGCAAGAGTACCTTGATATGAACCTGCTCCATAAGTAACCCCCAATCTAACATCATCCCCATCAGGTAAATCAGCTAATGTATCTGGGCTTACTAGATTGTATGTACCATTAGGAGTTTGAGAAGGTGAAATTAAAAACATATTTTCATTTGTTCTAAATTGAATATAGGTATTTGTAGTATTTTGAATCCAATTTACTCTTCTAAGATTTAATATTGGAAACCACCCATAAGGTGAGCAAACAATAGGACCAGAAAATTCATAACCTTCACTACCTTCAGCATATAAAGCAAAACCATCAGCTTGAGTTTCTATTTTTCCTACCCAATTTAAAGTTCTACCAGTTGATCCTCCATTCCACAATATTCTATTGCTGTTTTCAAGCATATTGTTCATATTAGGTATGCTTTCCATTACATAATCTCCTGTTATATTAACCTGAGAAGAATAAAATCTATAGGAATTATAGTTGTATTGACTTGTTGTATATCCCCATCTACCAGCATAATTTTCAATATTTCCAATAATGTTAACGATTGAATTACTAACATAAATTATATCGTTATTATCACCATTACCTCTGTATGTAAATGTTAAATTTCCTGTAATGTTTAATGTATGATTATTAAAAGATAATATTCTATTGTCAGATACACGCGTGTCTTGTGTAATATTACCTACAATATTTGTAGTTCCTCCTGCTGTATTTGATGTTATTGCATAACCATATCTATTATAATAGGGAACATAATGTCTATCAGTTGTTACGGGGAGCAAATAATTATCTCTTGTTTCTGACCAACTCTGTATACCTCTAATTATATTTAATGTTCCTGTACCATTGTGTCTTATTAAAGTTTGATAAGCACTTGTACTAAAAGCATGATTTTTTTGAATAATACCATTTATAGTAAAATTTTTAGTTCCACTATATGTAACTACTTCTCCTGAACTATACCCACCTGCTAGTCCAACTATAGGATCATTAAGTGTTAAAGTAATACCACCAACATCTTCAGAATCTAACGTAAGAAAACCTCCATTAGTATAAACACCATCAGTAATAGAAGAATTTGATTCTAAAAATGCCAAATAATATAGGTATATAGGATTTGAATTTAGATAACCTGTTTTTATTAATACTCTATAATGAGTATATGCTGTATCGTTATCAAAAGGTACATAATAACCACTACTTCCTGGAAGACCTGCAATGTTTTCTTCAAGTAGTGTGATCCATGTTTCTCCATCATTAGAAGATTGTATTTCTATATCTTGAATTTTCCTACTTACATTTGCCCCATAATTTTCTTTCATTGCAATCCTATTTATTATTTTAGGAACTGGAAAAGAATATCCTACAATAAATGGATTTGATGGACTAACATATATTTGAAATAATGATGCCTGAGAATTCCAATTGGCAGTAAAAAGAGTCCAAGAAGGGTTAGTAAAAGGATTAAAAGGTCCTTCCATTATTATAGATCCTGTTTTAGAAGGATCTCCATAAGCTAAATTTTCACCATAATATTGAGGAATTTCACTAAGAGAATAAAATTCAATTTTATGATTGATAATAGCACGAACTTCAACACTCTGGTCAACATTTAGTGTAAACCCATTTAATACAACAATTTGATCAGATGTAGGTAAAGTACCTCCATCCCAAATGTTGGAATCACTCCAATCACCTGATGCTACGAGTTTCTTTATACTACATCTCATATTTTTATAATTCTTTATTATCTATTAAATTTTGAAGAGTATTCATTATACCTTGTATAGCATCTTCAAAAGCAGGATCCCCTTGTGCAGTTTCAAATATATCTAAAAGAGAAATTGCCTTAGGCTGACCAGGTAAACTTTCAAAAGTTCCATCCTCTAACTCTCTAAATGGAGTTAAACGAATTGCAACAGAAGCACCTAAACCTGGCTTCCACAATGGAGACATAGAAAGACTTACTGCGTAGTAAGGATATTCTATGCCATTTTTTATAATTGGTTTTTTTGCTTTTATCTTCATGAGTAAGTATGTATATATCTATTAGTCCAATCTACACTAGTAGCTGAAGTTTTAACTGTAGTACCATCTTCTAAGATTTCTATCCTATAAATAGTCCAAACTTTATCAGAGTCTAGTGCTTCAGAAGATGCTTTACCACAATACGAATAGACATTAAAGTCATGTTTGCGTTGTATAAAAAAACTTCCTACAGAATATTTAACTGTCTCACCAGTAACTGTAGACACACCTATTAAGTGTGTAGGTACACCTTCAGGTAAGTTAATTATCTTAACTACAGTAGCTGGTATGTGTGTATTATTACTCATAAAGCAAGATACTCTCCCCCTTCAGTTAATAGACCACTTAGTTGTATTCTATTAGAAGGAAGTTTATCATCTATAAAAAGAAGTTTATATTCAGGATGTTTTTCTTCAAATCTTAAACTACCATTTGCTCTAGTACTATCCTCTATAAGTTCAGTTATAAAAGAAACAGTAACTGTGGGCCCTACTAATTTAAGTTTATTATTAGCTATAAATCTAGCTTGAGGAGATGTGGGAACAAACTTTCTTAAAACTAACAGATCATACGGATTTAAAAATACTTTAGCAGAATAGCTATCAAATATTTTTTGAATTAATTGGTTTGAATATCCATTAGTTAAAAAGTCTGCTTTTCCTCTCATCCTCTAAATTGTTTAGCTACTTAGGAAGATACATCTACAATTATTGGTTTTTTCCTCTCTTCAAGTCTATCTTGGAATTGCTTACGCTTTAACTCTGTAGGTGTTAATTCAGTTTTCTCTTCAGGAACAGATATAACTCTTTCAACCTGTTCTTCAACCTTTTCTTCTGGAGCAACCTCTGTATTAAACTCAGTCTTTAGTTTGTCAAGCCACTCTGACTCAACTGTAGTTGTCCAAGTTTGTTCTGCATATCCCTCAACTACTTGATCTATATCTACAGAGCCATAAGTAAAATTAGTAGTCTTGTCTACCCAGAAAATCCAATAAGTCTTTTTTTCTGGGTATTTGATTTCGTGTATTATATATTCTGCCATTTTTATAAGTATTTAATTATTATACTGCTCCTCCATCTTGTACTACCCATCCTTTTGCTATTATAGCTGCTCTAGCTGCTGCTGCTGCTCCACCTCCTGTATATTTAGAACTACCAAAAGTTATGTATTCAGTACCAGGTATAGAAGAAACATCAGGTAACTTTTCAGACCATGCTATTAAAGTTGCATCATAAAGCGCTGTAGGATAAGTCATATTTTGCATAAATCGATATGCGCTTACTATGTTAGAAACATCCCAACCTGATATGTCTTGAGTATATCCTTTATTAGCATTAAAGAAATAATCTAGTTTTGTGTATTGAGAAAAATCCCAATGATCAAAAGGCTGATTAAATACTTCAGCATAATTCCAAGGAGCGTATAGGTAGTTGTTATAGAAGAAACGATTATCATTAGGAATTAACTCACCTCCATTATTAAACAGACCATTTGGTCCTCCAAAAGCGTACATATTACCAGGATTCGTAATAGATGCTGTAAAAGTCCCAGAACTCAAAATAGGGTAATTAAATGGAGTATTCCAAAACATCGATGATGTAACAGCATTTGGATTCCAATTCCAACTCAAAACACCTTGATCATTAAAAGCACTATCGGCAAAAGCATTATTCCATCTTGTTACCCCAGAAACATCCCATAAGCTAACATCTTGATTAAAAGGCACTATTACATTTCCAGAGCTCCAACCAGAAAACATGTTTTGAGCATTTTGATTAGTTCCATTAAACGTGAATCTAGTCGGATTATTATATTCGGACTCACCAAACATCCAATTAATGTAAGCTGCCGGTATAGTCCAATCCAAAGGTTGTCCTCCATTTTGGAATACCTTGTTATCATAAAACATACTGTTCAGATTTACACTACTTGAAAAATCCCAATTAGTAATGTTGAGGTTAAATGCTCCAGCTTGCTGAAATGTTCTCTCGAAATACGTTCCACTAGATGTATCCCAATTGTTTATACCAGGATCCCCCCCGTTATTAAAATCTTTAGAATTGCTAAACAGGTAAGAAAAATACTCAATATTACTTACATCCCAATTACTAAGAGATTGGTTAAATCCTTCATTATCTTGGAACCACCCCCAAAGAGAATCTAATTGTGATACATTCCAATTATCAATAGGTTGATTAAATGCTTTACAACCTTCAAAGGTATTTTCAGCATAGGTTAAACTAGCAAAGTTCCAATTATTAATATCAGGAGAGCCTCCATTATTAAATGCCTCTGCATAATAGAATATTCCCCAAGCTTCTTCTACTTTTGATACGTCCCAACTACTAATGTCTTGATTAAATGCTTTGGTCTCTCCAAAAGGACCATTCATATAGACAACATTGGAGGTATCCCACTTATCAAGTGGTTGATTAAATACTTCACAACCCCATAACACCCAATCTAGAATAGTAACTCCAGAAATATCCCAATCATTTAGTGATCCATTAAATGATAAACAACGATCAAAAGTACTTTCTAAAGTATCGGTTGCAATAATAGGAGCATCCGTAGCACTTGAAGTCATGTTTTCAAATGCCCAAAAAGTCTTATTTTCAGTTATTATTAAACCATCCCACTGCTTAACGTCAAGAAGCTTATCTTTATCAGTGTTAATATAGGCCGATTTCCAACCAAAAATACCTCCTGTAATTTTTACAAGATACTCACCCTCTGTTGCGTATGTA